AGAATATCTCGATCTTCCAAAAGAAGAAATAGAAAGATTACGGGCAAAGTTCCTTCCGGACTGGGAATACAAGGACAACAGCCTACAGAAAAGATACAAGTTCGAGGATTACTTCGAAGTTATCAGTTTCCTAATTAATACAATAAAGCCTCAAGAAAAATTAGATCACCATGCTGACCTGGGTGTGTTCTATGATGAAGTCCTAGTAAAAATTTACACGCACAGGACAAATGATGTATCTGATTACGATTTCATGGTAGCCATGCAGATGGACATGATAGCCAAAATGAAACATGGAGCAATTAATCCTAAATATGATCTAGATTCTTTAGTGGACGAAGGCACAAGATGTTGGAAGGGCTATGAGAGAAAAGGCATGAAGACAATGTTTGGTAAAAGAGTACCAAACTGTGTTAAAAGAGAACACGTTGACTTTTGTGTCAACTGCGGAGACATTGTGTTAGATGAGTCCTTAAATGAAAATCTAAAAAAATGGTTCAAAGACAAATGGGTAAGAGTTGGCCCAAAAGGAAAAATTAGAGGTGCCTGCGGAGGCAAGAGCAAAGGCGAAGGCAAACCTAAATGCTTACCAGCCAAGAAGGCCTACGCATTAGGTAAAAAAGGTCGAGCAAGTGCGGCCAAAAGAAAAAGAAGAAAAGACCCAAATGCCAACAGGCGTGGTAAAGCGATTAACGTAAACACCAAAAAGAAAAAATAGTTTGCATTACAAACAAAACTGTTATATACTTGTTGGATAACAACAGGAGAAACAAATGGCAGTAAGAAACTTTAATGATGCTGAAAAGCAAAAACTAATCCAGATCATTTCTCAAGGTTCACAAGTACTAGGAGAAGTTGAGGATCTGAAAGGTGGATTAAAAGACACAGTAAAAGCAATCGCAGAAGAACTAGAATTAAAACCATCATTGATAAACAAGGCTATATCGGTCGCACATAGAGGCAACTATCAAAACATAGCTGACGAGATGGACACACTTGAAAGCATACTAAACTCAGCCGGCAAACTTTAGTGATAAAAATACTCAAAGAATTTTGGGTAAACAGTTACAAGACAGATTCAACAGCATTCTATTTAGAGCTGTTTTCTGTTGTAGTAACCGTTTTCGGATCTGCGGTGTTGACTTTCACATCACCAGAGCCTATAATGAGCATTGTGTTCCCACTGTACTGGCTAGGATCTAGTACAATGTGTTGGGCAGGTTTCAGACGTAGGTTAGTTTGGATTGCTTGTCTTACAGGTTGGTTTACAATTATGAACACAATAGGATTATACAAAGTATTCATACAATGAGTTACATAGACGCACTATATAAAAAAGACGAAGACAAGATATACGTTGTAGAACGTGATCCAAAGAAGGGACGTGTGTTCGTTGAGTATGATGCGAGGTACGTATTCTACTATCAAGACGCAAGAGGCAAACACAGATCCATGACCGGAGAACCTTTGCAGAGAGTCGCCTGTCAAACAAGCAAAGAATTCATTAAGGAACAGAGAATAAGATCCAACAAGCAATTATATGAACATGATATAAATCCTGTGTTCAGGTGTCTGGAAGACAATTACTTAGGCAAAGATACACCAAAACTGAATGTTATGTTTTTCGATATTGAAGTCGACTTCGATCCAGATCGAGGTTATTCAACAACAGATGATCCGTTCATGCCCATAACTGCCATAAGTTGTTATATGAGCTGGACGGACCAACTGGTGACACTGGCCGTTCCTCCAAAGACAATCAGTATGCAAGATGCCAAGGAGTTGACAAAAAGGTTTGACAACACCATGCTGTTTGAAAAAGAAAAAGACATGCTCGATGCATTCTTACAATTAGTAGAGGACGCAGACATATTGTCAGGTTGGAACAGTGAGGGATATGATATACCTTACACAGTAGGTAGAATACAAAAAGTTTTAAGTGGCGACGACACAAGAAGACTGTGTTTCTGGGGCGAAAAACCAAAGAAGAGAGTGTTTGAAAAATACGGCAGAGAACAATTGAGCTTTGACTTGGTAGGTCGGGTACATTTAGACCTACTAGAACTATACAGAAAATACACGTATGAAGAAAGACACAGTTTTAGACTTGATGCCATTGGAGAACATGAACTAGGTGAGAGGAAAACAATCTATGAGGGATCACTAGATAACCTCTACAAAAATGACTTTGGATTGTTTATAGAGTACAACAGACAGGACACTGCACTATTGGCAAAACTAGAGAAGAAGTTGAAGTTCATAGAACTTGCCAACGAGATAGCACACCAAAACACCGTGCTACTACAGACAACAATGGGTGCGGTTGCAGTTACTGAACAAGCAATAGTAAACGAAACACACAGACGTGGCATGATTGTGCCAGGTAGAAAATATAAAAAAGACGGAGAAGAGAATCAACCGGCGGCAGGTGCATATGTGGCCACCCCGATCAAGGGCATACATGACTGGATAGGATCTATTGACATCAACTCACTTTATCCAAGTGTCATTAGGGCATTGAACATGGGTCCTGAAACTATAGTAGGGCAGATAAGACCTGTGATAACTTCAGCTGAGATTAACAGGGCCAAACACGCCAAGAAATCATTTGCGGCGGCATGGGACAGCCAGTTCGGAAGTTGGGAATATGTTGCAGTAATGAACAAAGAAAAAGGCACAGAAATAATAGTCGACTGGGAAGACAAGACCAGTGTGAGAATGAGTGCGGCCCAACTGTATGATATAATCCATGACGGCAACAACAAATGGATGTTGAGTGCTAACGGTACAATATTCACATACGAATACGAAGCAATCATACCAGGGCTATTGAAAAGGTGGTATGCGGAACGACAAGAAATGCAACGTAAGATGCACGAGTGTGGAGACAATGAAATCGAAAGAGAGTATTGGGACAAAAGACAACTTGTAAAAAAGATTAATCTAAACAGTCTATATGGAGCGATATTGAATCCTGGATGTAGATTCTTTGACATGAGGATAGGACAAAGTGTTACACTGACAGGTAGATGCATAACCAAACACATGGCCAGTAAAGTTAATGAAATAGTGGCAGGCAAATATGACCACAAGGGCGAGAGTGTTGTGTATGGAGACACTGACTCTGTGTACTTCTCAGCTTTCAAAACTTTGAAGAAAGAAATTAATGACGGTACCATACCATGGACCAAAGATTCTGTGGTTGCACTGTATGACAAGATATCAGATGAAGTGAATGGATCATTTAAGGCATACATGACAAAAGCATTTCATTGTCCTAGCACGAGAGGTGCAGTGATTGCCGCAGGAAGAGAACTAGTAGGGTCCAAAGGCTTATTCATAACCAAGAAAAGATACGCACTGTTATACTACGACAAAGAAGGAAAACGCACTGACACAGAAGGCAAAGAAGGAAAAATGAAGGCCATGGGACTAGATCTCAAAAGATCTGATACCCCGGTGTTTGTGCAAGACTTCCTCAGTGACTTGCTTTACATGGTACTAACTGGCAAGACCGAAACGGAAGTGCTAGAAAAGATAAGTGAATTCCGTGCCGAGTTTAAGGCAAGGCCGGGTTGGGAAAAAGGATCTCCTAAGAGAGCAAACAACGTAACCAAATACAGAGCGGCGGAAGAAGCAAAGGGCAAAGCAAACATGCCAGGGCACGTTAGAGCGAGTATGAACTGGAATAGGTGCAGAGAAATGTACGGAGACAAATACAGTATGCCCATCACAGATGGAGCAAAAGTGATTGTGTGCAAATTGAAAAACAATCCATTGGGCTATACAAGTATTGCATATCCTGTTGATGAAATGCGTATCCCGGAATGGTTCAAGGAACTTCCATTTGACGGTGACGCAATGGAAAGCACAATACTCGATCAAAAGATAGACAATCTTATAGGAGTGCTGGGCTGGGACGTTCAAAGCACAGAGACCACAAACACATTTAATAAACTATTCGACTTTTAAATAGCTGTATGCTGAGCATTGAGCAAATAAAATTACTGATTGAAAAGTTAGAAAATGCCAAAGAATCTGATTTAAGACAACTTATAGATTCAAATCTTAAGATCTTAAAGGACATCGAGATGGCTGTTGACGCCAACAATAAGCAAGTGATAAACAGGCTGGACAAAACTCCGGAATGGTTCACCAAAGATATAGATTACAAAAGGGTCAACCCTGTGGTAAATCCGTGGCTGTTTAGATTAGTGCAGTTGAAAATAAATCAGTTTGCTAAACGCAGTGGCAGATACAACAGTTTAGAAATAGGTCCAGGCACAGGCATGTTTTCCAGAGAGTTCAAAGCATGGTATTTGAACTATTACGTTGATGTAAACACATGGGTTGAAAAGAGCATAAGGAAAAAATTTCCACGTCCCGCACAAAAGAATTTAAAATTCTACTTAACCGATCGTACAAAGTGCCTTAATATACCTAGTGCAAGTTGTAATTTGGTTTTCAGTTGGGACACGTTTGTGTTCTTCACTGAGGAACACGTAAAAGAATATCTTCATGACATCAAAAGGGTGCTGGTCCCAGGAGGTTATGGATTCATACAATATGCTGACTGCCAGACAGAGATAGAACTTGCACGTGCAGAAAGAGGCTACTGGAATTATAATACCAAAGCAAACATGAAGCAGATGCTGGAGGAAGAGGGATACGAAGTAATAGAAATGAATCAGTTCATTCCAGGTGCAAGTTTTGTTGTGTTCCGTAAACCTGGTAAACAAAATCCAGCCGTGTATGAAATAAGTGAAATAGAACTAGACTAAGACCTAAATATCCTATACAATAACAACATTATGATAGACATCTTAAAAGACATCGTTAAACATACGCATGGACTGGGATTCTTAGATCTTGTCAAGATCAGCGGAGACGATAAAGAAACTGCAATCGACTCAATGGCTGAAGACAGATCTGTGATCCTGCAGGGGTCTTTCCACAAACCACAAGCGGAGATGAATGGTACGTTTGGTATGCCACAGATGGGCAAACTAGACATACACTTGAAATGTCCGGAGTACAAGGAAAAGGCAAACATAACAGTGTTGTCCGGTGAGAGAGCCGGTGCAACAGTTCCAACAGGAATCCATTTTGAGAACGAAAAGGGTGACTTCAAGAACGACTACAGATTTATGAACGCTGAGATTATCAACGAGAAACTTAAGACAGTGAAGTTCAAAGGTGTTAAGTGGGACGTTGAGATCGAACCGAGCGTGGCAAGTGTGCAGAGATTCAACTTCCAAGCAACTGCAAACACAGAGCACAATTCATTCGTTGTGAGAACAGAGGATGGAAACTTGATTTTCACTTTTGGTGATCAAGCATCGCATGGTGGTGAGTTTACATTTGCAACTGACGTTAAGGGCACACTTAACAAAGGTTGGAGTTGGCCTGTAGGACAGGTGTTACAAATACTTAAACTTTCAGACTCGGCAAAGGTCACGTTACACTTCTCTAACGAGGGTGCAATGATGGTCAGCGTCGATTCAGGCTTAGGCAAGTATCAATACATCATACCAGCACAGGCGCAATAATGGCGACAGATAATAGTAGGCAAGAACATCTAGGAGAGTTGAGCAGAGACTTTGCGGTATTCTTGCCTGCTATATCAAATTTCTATAACACGTTTATCAGCAAACAGAGAGTGTCAGAAGGCAAACACATCTCAGAAGAAAGAATTCCTAAAGGATTTGAAAACGGAGTAGAAGGATTGAACTTCATTAATCCGAACGAGGGTATGTTCACGTATCCAACTGCACTGTACTCGGCAGGACACGCCTGCCTTGACATGGAAAAAGTCAATGATAGAGATCACATGTTCGTAAACAGAGATAGAAAGTTCAGCACAATAGTAGGTGACTCGGGCGGATATCAGATAGGAAAGGGTGTGATCAAGTTTGATTGGAAAGATTTTGAGGGTAACAAAGCAAACAAAGTGAGATCGGACATACTTAATTGGTTAGAACTAACAAGTGATTGGGCAATGACATTGGACGTGCCTACTTGGGCGGCAGATGATCTTAACTCCCCTAAAACAGGA